ATCTCGCTTTTAAGTATTTTAAGTTGAGTGTGGTGGTTAATACCAACACCCTGACTTAACCTCCAAATCTCCCTGTATTTTTCTCCCTTCACATGATCAAAATGAAGTGCTACTGCAACCTCACCCCATCCACAATCTACACATTTCCATTTTAATTTTATTCTATCACAAAATTTTTTTCCAAATTTATATTTTTTCCTAGTTTTTGCTTTGCTTTTTCTGTTTCTCTTACACTCACATTCCTTGCAATATGTGCATAGGTTTCCACTTTTGCGAACATAAAAAGAATCTATAAATTTTTCTTCATTACAACCTCCACAAACTTTTGTACCTTCTTTCATATATCGCTCCTAATCCTCAATTTGGAAAGGAGTAGTCTCTTCATTCTCATCTACTTCAAAAGGATTGGACACCTCTGACATCCTGCCCGTGTCCCTGTTATAATGCAGGTATGTAGCAATACCTGTATCACCTGTGTACCTGTTCTTTAGAATACGAATGGTAGTTGTATTGGCAAGTCTTTCATCCTCTTCTTGTTGATTACGTTCAAGAGCTATGACTGAATCTGATAGATGGGCAATGCTTTGTGACCCTCTGAGATGGGATAAAGATACCTCTCTTCCTTCTTCATGTCCACGATCTGACATAGTTCTGCGTAAGTGAGACACCAACAACAATCCAACCTGTGTTTCCTCTACTAATGAACGCAGTTTTGTCATTAAGATATCAATGTTCCTACGTTCATCGCCTACATCTTCCTGTCCTGAAACAAGGATGGATAGATGATCAAGGAATATCCACTTACAATCAAGAGCCTTTGCCATGAACCTAATGCGATTCATGATTTCATCATTAGATATAGAACCGAAATGATCAAAGGCTTCAAACCTTCCAGTACCGATGGTCTTTTCTTCCCATCCCTTTAGTTGTTCCCTGGAAAATGTATCTCTTATTTCTTTTATATATATTCTTGCGTCTGCTTCAACTGACATTATATTAAATGCCGTGTTACGAATTGATTCTTCCAAGGCTAACACACCTATCTTGTCAGTGGTATTGTTTAGAATAAAATGCATTAGCTCACGCAGGATACTTGACTTACCCATTCCTGCACCTGATGTGAAGGTAATAAGCTCACCAGTTCTCATGCCGTACAGCTTCTCATTCATACCTACCCAAGGATAGGCCACTGTTTCACAGAAGTTATCCCTGTATAAATCTTCTCCTAAATCTTTAAGGTTCTTAATGCCTGCTGGTGTATAGGGTACAGCGTTCCACCATTTGTTCACAAAGGCTTGGGACTGTCCTGCTACAAGGTATTCATTAGCATCCTTATAATCAAGCTCTACAATTTTACATTTATGAGGTTCAAATAATGTCGCTACCTTATCCGCTGCTTTCTTTCCTTGAGCATCATTATCAAAACATAGGATTACATTATCAAATGAATTAAGATACTCCAGACTAGTTTGACAATCCTTATGGGCGCTTCCGGCCCCATGTTTTACTGAAACTACAGGCCACTTGGACCCAAACATTTGAAAGATTGATAGGGCATCTATCTCTCCCTCAGTTACAGTAATGTACTTACCCTTTGGGGTGAACAGACTCTGCCCGAATAATGTGGCATTCTTGGTATCACCCTCTACCATAAACTTCTTTGTAGCTACTTCCCTTATCTTGTTTCCAATATGGTTTTTATCTTGATCAAAGTAAGGATAAATATGTCTGTTCGTTGTTTGGTTTACCTTAACACTAAACTTCTTACAAGTTTCTTCAGTAATTGCCCTTCCTTTCAGAGCCATGTATTCTCCATTTGAAAATACGTTATTAATTACACCCTGAATAGGCGCTCTTTGAACCGTGTTTGGTTTCATGTTTCCTCCTGATGATGGTATGAATGTTTCACATTTATGACAATACTGATTGCCGTCTTCGTATAGGGCATTGGCATCGCTTGAACCACATGCCTCACATGGCAGGTGCTTAACAAAGGTTGCCTTCATTTCCTTCTTGTCCTTTCAATTGAATATATTTCAGGCAGAACATTGACAGCATACATTAATCCACGCCTACTGTCAATCTCTTTTTGGGCCTGTGGTTTTGTATTAAATATTTTAACCATAGTTTTTTTATTTTTAAAAGAACATACAAGTTTCCATCTCATTCACTTATCCCTTTTATTAAATGGCTTTCGACCTGAACGATCCATTAAAATTTCTTCAGTGTCTTCAGTAGCAAACTTCTTTGCTTGCTTAATATTATACCCCTCCTGTTGGTATCGAGCTAATAATTCCTTATATATTTTTTCAGGATCTTTATGTTTTGTTGTCATGTTTATCACTCCCTGACATGATCAAATTAAATTCTTGATTTAATTGGAGACACCTAGCCCATCCAACATTATAACCCCAAGGGATATCTGAGGTAGTAATTCCCAGAAGTTTACACACTTCCTTTTCAGGTAAATTACCATCGTTATTTTTTAGTACAGTTTTAATAATGTCTCTAAGTGAATTAGTCATTAGTTTATCTTTCCCTTTTTACTTATAGAACTTATGCTTTCCTATTTGGAATACAAATGTCATCTTCGATGCCCAGTTAGGATTAACATATGTTGCGTGATAATATAAGACATCTTCCATATTGTCAACAACAATTCCATTTAGAACTAAGGTAGCAGCATTCATAACTTTAAAATATTCTTCCTCATTATAAATAGCTTCAGATTTTCCATCACAATAATAAGAAAAGGAACATTTATTTCTTACTGGGTTTCCCTTCCAATGTCTTCCTTCATGTACTACAGCACATATATTGTTAGGAAATCTAGTAGAATCAACCCTTTGTATAATTACAACTCCAACTGCTACCTGACCCAGGAAAGGTTCACCCCTCGATTCAAAGTATATAGCTTCAGCTAAACATTTTTCTTGCTCATTAAAGTCTTTCAAATATTCCTTCTGTTCTAAATAGTTTTCAAGAGGTAAATGGTTGTCATCATCCCACTCTTCCCATTCATTAATTTGACTGGCGTTTATGGTAGATAAGAAATAGAATGAGGTAGTTAAAATACATGCAAGTATAACTATTGTTCTCATTTTAATTTATCCTTTGAAAATAATTCAAGCTGTGTTTCCATTGTTTCAAGTTTAGTTGTTAAATATTCTACCTGTTTATTAAGATCAAGAATTTTTTTATAAGATGAATATAATTCTTTAGTTAATTCTCTATTGTCAATTTTTAAAGCATCAACGTCAGTGTCAATCTCCTTCCATTCCATTAGCTGTTCTCCTTGATGCCACAATAATCTTCTTTAATATATTTATATGTGAAGTCTCTTGCTCCATAACCCCAACCGTCATTGACATCTTTTAAGATATCATTCATTGACCAGCCCTTTATCCGTGACTTCTTTCCTTTTTCCATAAGATTATGGATATATTTAATTAAGTCTTTAGAACTAATGGGTTCTTTTAACATTATTGTTTTCCTTATCATTGTGATAATCTTCAATTAAACTTTGTTCAATTTGAGAAATCAATTCCATGAAAGCTTCTTCTCCTAAATTTACATGTAGGAAATTTTCATCTACCTCTAACCATTCTGAATCTTCATTCTCTTCATAGCTTATATAGAAGGTAGATATTTCAGTTATGTAATCTAAAAATTCTTCAGGCTGATAGACGCAACCATGAGCTTCTACAAATATGGTTGGTCCCTCACTGGATGACACACCAAAATTAACTACTGACATGATCTACCCCCATAAAAACTGTATCAATAGACCATGTACTTTTTTTATCCTTCTCACTCAGTTTCCGATTATAAACGGGAGTATGCATAGTCTCATAGTTGTTATCGAATATATCCCATAATTTGTATCTTGCTGTTTTTAATGCAAATTTAGCGTCCTTCTTTGTGTATGCTATGTAATGTTTTCTTCCATCACCATCTTCGTATAAGTATCTAACCTTACCTGTCTTATTATCCATACCTTTTATTTTATATGCTATCATAATGCTCATCCTTATTCTTTAGGTTGATCTCCTCTCCTGCATAGAAATCTTCAAGACCTCCCAGGTATGTATTAATTTCAGAGAGTGGAATGTCTTCAATGAACTCTGCAAAGAGAGCTACTGATAATAGATAATCTCTAGTGATTTCATCTATCTCTGAATAGCTAGTGTACTGTGGGCTTTCCATTTTCAACCGTCTTTCCTCTACACTTTAGTTTATTTATTTCTTTCTTCTTATCCACCATTGTAACAGGTTTGTTCACCTTATTCAAGGCTTTTGCTATAGGATTTCCATATTTTTTAATACGTTTCTTCATGTACATCCCCTATAATCCAACTCAATTCTATAAATTTCAGTTAACATATCAGCACTTTTTGCTAGTTTATTAAAGCAATGAGTTGTAGTATACAGATTTTTAATAAACTTGTCAAATGAAAACTCAGGGTTTGCCAGTGCTGTATACAATCCAGTCTGGAATTGTTGTTTCTTTAATGTTCTTTTTGTAATTGGTGGGGTGGTAGCTGCATACTGCAACTGTTGAAGTTTATGAAGCGTATCGTCCAGGATAATTTCAATTCCTTTTGACCAAGGAAGTTTGCCCTTTTTAAATAGGATATTATCTCCCTCTCGTTTTGTTCTGCCCTCACACAAGGCGATGAGCATCCCGTGAGTTATACCTGGGCCATGTGTCTTAAACTTATCAAAGTATTTTAAATACTTTTTATAGGTACTTTTTGTTTTAGTTTTACAGGCATAGAGGTGAGCAAAGTCTCCCAGCCCCCAATTCTTTTGATTAGAATTAAGAATTGCCATAAGTTTTTGTTTTTTACCCCTGTCAGGGACTATATGAATCTCTATCGGTTCATTCAGGAATTTAGCTGCCGTATATCTAGTCTGTCCATCAATAACTTGATAGACAGTATCTCCCTGCTTATCTGTACCCTTAATTACTTTAATAGGGTTAGCATATAGATAGTTCCCCTCATCTTGTAAAGATTTTGTAATTTTCTTTACGTTTTGATTATTAATATCCATTGGTCTGTTGCCTGTAATCCAAAACAATTTTTGATAGAGATCATGCTCTGGATTAATAGTATATACATATGAACTTGCTTTAGGTAATTTCATTTCCTTACTTCCTTTCATTTTCCTTACTTCCTTTCAATATTGTTATTGCTGTATGGTCCTCTCGCTAGGACTTGAACCCAGAACCTACAGCTTAGAAGGCTGTCGCTCTATCCAGTTGAGCTACGAGAGGTCGTTATCAAGCGGGTCTATCTCGACCCTACCCCAACCACCGCATGTTTCACACGTTGCAAGGTATGGTTCATATTCTTGCCAAGGACTACCGCCATCGTCAATACCACCGATAGTCCTTTCATACTCTATATGCCCATCGCCATCACAGTCAGGGCATAACATATCTTTATGCTCAGTCCCTGCTAACACGGCATTAATTCTATTCAGTGTTTCAATAGTCATTGGTTTAATCCTCACACATACTTAGTTTTACATTAAATCTTTTACCACTTAAATTTAATTCTAAGTTTAGTTCTTTATCGAGATCATTCTCACACCACAAGTCTTCCCAGTATTCATCGACCTCATCGGGGTCATCGGGGTTATAGTTGTTCATTCGCATGTCCCTTTCAACCTGCTGTTCAAGGGTCATCTTCTCATGTAATGAAATTACGTTGCTCATAGCCTTCCTCCTGTTCAGGTGTTAGTTCACGCACTTTGTAATTCTTTACGCTGTATCGTAACTTAAAAAAGTTTTTTGCTTCTGCCTCTGCCTCTTCTTTAGTTTCAAATCTACGAAGGTACTGCTTCCATCCATAATTTTCCTGAAGCAGTTCGATAACCCAACTCATGTCCACTCCGATGCCTTCTTATAGTTAAGTTCAATCAATACTCCACTTGGATCATAGAAAAATACTTGCATTTGTTTACGTTTATCTATCTCTTCAAATCTAAATTCAATATTACAATCTCGCAAATGTTTTATCATCTCACCATAACCTTCAGCTTCAAAGGCAACATGATCCACCGGATATATGTCTTCAACGTCAGGTATGTATCCTTTATCTTCAATCACATGTAGCTGCTGATGACCAAGGATTTGACGAGCATTTTTATTAATAATATACCAGCTTCCATCGAAATCAAACTCCGGTCTGTCTATTTTAACAAACCCCATGACCTCAGTATAAAATCTATCTGTCACCTCAAGATCATTAGAAGTAATTGTGATATGTTGTATTCCATTTATTTTTCTATCTCTCATATTTTATTTCCTTCTATATTAAATTCAAGATAACTATAATAAGAAACATTAGAAGCAGTAGCCATACAATAGGTTGGACACGGCTGGGATCAAACATAACTTGTAACATTTCTTTTAATCGTTTCATATTAATTACCCCCCAGT